GCATAAGCTGCAGCAGTTTCTCCGGCAATAGTGCTATAGGCTCCCTCTCTTCCAGACATGTCTACACCTGCGTCTGCATCTGCCTGTTGTCGATACGCTGCCCCTTGGGCGTCATTAAATGCACGGGCAGATATTCCGTCGAGAAATGACCCCATTGCTTCTTTTGACTCTTTGGCTCTTTGTCTTATTCCTCCAGCAAAACCGGCAATTGCACCGGTTATTGCACCAAGCGCCGCACCTACAGCAGTACCAATTCCAGGAGCAATCATCGTTCCTATTGCTGCACCTGCACCTGCACCAGTTAGTGCTCCACCTGCGGCTGTTTTGGAGTTAAGTGCAGCACCACCAAGACCAACTGCAAGACCAGCAAGCGGGTTAAATTGACCAACCATTCCACCAAGAGCCATTGCTCCTTGTGCTTCTTCAGGCATGTACTGAGAAGCCATTGACATTCCCATACCGACAGCCATCTTTGCACCCATGCTGTTGTTTATTCCGCCAATGCCTTTTTCTGCGTTACCAAGAACTGCGGAACCAAGGGCACTGTTTCTTGTTGAGCGCGCCGTCCTGCCGGAGTACTTTAATTTGTTTGCCATAGTTTTGCTATAGCTTTGTTTCCCTGTTTTTTCGTCAATTATTTTTATGCCTTTTGTGGATATAAATCCAGTTTGAGGGTCGTAGTTTGCTTCATGTCTTCCAGTACGCAAACCAGTAAGCGGGTCAATGCCTCTATTGAGACCTATAACACGACCTGTGTAGTCACCGGGTGTGCCGTCAGGGTTGGTTGCAATCTCGGCTCTTGCACGCATTCTTCCTGTAAGGCTAGAACGAAACAGGTCCTGACCAACGCCGGTTTGTCCTTGGGCTTGTTGTCTAGAACCTTCAGATATACGCCTAAAAAATCCTGGACGAGAATATGCGCCACTCATTGCCGGTCCACCTGCCCCCGGAGGAGCTGTTCCTGGTCCGCCAGGACCCGGCATACCGCCAGTACCACCACCGCCCGGTCCAGGCATCGCACCAGACGAGAGTCTTAGTCCATCAATAGGAGAAGATGGTCCAGGTGCAGTTGGGCTAATAATCTGATAACGCTGATGGGCCATCATTATTGGTCTAGTGCTACTTCCAGCAGTTGGTGAGGCTGGATACGGTGCACCACCTCGACCTGTTATGCCAACATCACCGGCTCCTGGTGTTTTTTTATTAAAAGCACCGCTATTCCAGTAAGTTTTACCGTTTCTGGTTACCCACGCGCCTCGTCCTACGAGCTTTGCGTCACGATTAGGGTAATCGGTTTTGTAGCGAACAAGGCGACCCGCGGAGTCGGTTCCAAATTGTCTTGTATCAGAAGGATGCCTACGACCACCATACAAAGGGGTGCCATGTTGGTCATAAAGCGGCTTGCCTCTTGGTTTTATTGATACGGGCACTCCTGGTATTGGCTTTGGTGTGCCTGGCGTAACTGGCGGAGTGCCTGGTCCGCCTGGTATTGGTTTAACTGGTCCGATAGGTGGTGTCCCTGGTCCACCTGGTGGAGTTCCTGGGCTGCCGGGTATTGGCTTGCCGCCAATGACTACGGTCTTGGCTATGACGTTCATTGTGTTTACAGGTGCGCGCTCTTTACCGAGAAAGCCACCTTTATGGCTTTTCATTTGACGACCCATCATAAGAAGAGCCATGTAGGCCATTGGCCCGCCAAGAATGCCACTGAACTTAGAAAGCATTCCAGTCATCATGCCGACTACTTGAGTTATGCCTTTAATTACATCACTGAGGAATGGCAAAGCATCCCTAAACGCTGTGCTGAATATGTCTGAAAGTTTAAATAGCTCGGTGATTAAGCTGCCAAGGGTCTGTCCTATCTCAGCAAACGTCTCTTTGTTGCTGATAGCACCAGCGTTGAAGTCTTTAAACGAACCTAAGAAACCGGCCTTCAAAGCCTCAAGAATAGGTTTGAATATTCCTTCTATTGATTTGGCACCTTCAACGAACGGTCTCAATTGTTCTCTAGAAGTCCTGAACCAGCGAGCAAACTTTTCCCAGCCTTTGCCCATGTTCTGAAAAAATCCATCGGTTTTGGGAAGCCATTCTCTAATCAGTTTTACAAAGAAGTTTGATATTTTTTCAAACGTTGCAACAAGTCCATCAAAAAATTTACTTTCTCCAAAATCGGCCATAGAACCACTGACACGCTTTAGGTCGTTTCTTATAATTCTAAAGATTTTTGTCATTGCAACTTTTGCTGGTTCAAGAAACTCTTGACCAAAGTCTGCAAATTGAGCTTTTATTTGATTAAAGAAAGATTTTGCTTGACCTATTAGTGTTGAGTTAACGGCCTCAAACTGTCCTGCAACACCACCAGCTTTGGCGAGCTCGCCAGACATGATGAGTTCTTTCATCTGTTTTTTGCTGGTTACTTTTGCTTTTTTAAGAGCCTGTTCCATCTGCGGGCCAAGTGCTTTTGCTGCCTGCCTAACGCCAGCCATGCTTGTCTTGGAGTTGTTGAGAGCTTCAATAAGTGCGCCAACCTTGTCGGCTGCTGCTGCTGGGTCTTGTCCTGCAGCCCCAAAGTCCATGAGGTTTTTCATTAGCCCACCGCTTTGTGCAATCTGCGAAGACTTCATGGACTTGGCCATAGCTGCGTAGGCTTTATTTAAAGCAGCCACACCGAGACCTGCTAACTGCGAGTCAGTCTGGAGGGTCCGCATTGCAACACGAACCTGGTTTGTTCCTGTAAGAAACTCCCCTGCTCCACCCTTTGTGAATGCATACATTGCTGCTTGTTGTTCACGGATAGCAGCGGCGGCTGTTCCAAGTGCTACTGCAGCGCTAGCGGCCGCGCCGGCCATGGCAGTCATTCCCCATGAATAGGCTTTGTGTAGCCATTTCCCTGCTATAAACAATGCATGAACACCCATTAAGGCAAGTGAAAATACACCAAACTGAAGAACCGTAGCCTTGAGGGCAAGCATAAGACCCTTGGTCAAGCCCATACCCATCATTTTGATTCCCTTGTCCATGGAGTCAAAAACTTTACGGGTTTTTACATTTGCGGTCAACAAGTTTTGAGAGTAAGTCTCTATTGTTTTAGCACCGCTACTTAGCTTTTTGCCTGCTCTATCAAGTTTGTCAAGAGATTTTGCGAGGGTGCGTACTTCAAGAGCACCCTGTAGGGCACCCTTAACCTCAATATTGACTGTACCTTCAGCCCTGGCCACGTTTAGACCTCACACGCTCATTTACGATTTTTGGGAAAATCGCGTGAGTGTAGGTGTAAATCTGGTTTATTGCCTAGATTTACGTTCCTGCTCTTCGCGGTCGTTACTTATTACTTTAGCACAAGCAAGCCTTATCAGCCATTCAATTTCTGTTGAATCTAAAAGTCTTATTGGGTCTGTCCCGAACAGTTCGCCTAGTCTTGCTGCCGATATGACCAGAGGGTCTTCGGTTAGTTCGTCGAAGACCCCTTCGTAGGGTCCTCAACATCCACCGAATCAGAATATCCAGCAGCGTCAAGAATCGAAAGAGCAGCAGCCTCAATGTGAGGGTCAACTCCAAAGAATTCCTTAACACAGTCAGGAAGTGGGCGAGTCGTACTTGTCATTTCAAGGATTGCAGGAGAAGCAAATGTCAGCTCGTTGCCGAAGTCATCGAATACTTCTTCGTCATCAAACAGAATTCCAACAGTTGTGTGACCAATAACTGAGCAAGCAAAACGAGTTCCGTCCATGCCGTTACGGGTGTCTTCACCAGCTTGCTTACGCCAGTTCTTCATTTGATTCTGGGTAATGTTTGGACTAATTTTGATTTTTACCCCAGGACGTTCTGGAACAGGAATAAGCACAACCTGGCGCTCAACCTTTTTCTTCACGATGCTCGTAAGCTTCTGAAGTGGGGTTTCTTCTACGGCGACAGCAGCTTTAGCCTGCTTGGCCCTTGGAGAAGAATCTTCTGTGGATGTTGTATAGAGTTCAGAGTTTTCTGTCATAACGGAAAACCTAGCACATCATTTATGCTAGTGATGGAACTCAGAAGAGAAGATTTATCAGCCAGCTGCTGCAGCACCGGACTCAACGTCCGAGATGGCAAATGTTAGCGAGAAAGTCGCAGGGGCTCCCGAAGATGAGTCGCCGTCTGGCTCTGTAATTCCAACCAAGAGAGCCTGTGGGTATACGCGGTCGGTTCCTGGGACTTTTAGGTCGCAGTCAAAGGTCTCAATCGTGATGTTGTAAGAAGCACGACCAACCAATGGACGAAGGGTTGAGATTTTTTCTGCAATTCCTGTTGCGCCTTCTGCTGCAATTCTGTCGTCATCGTAGTGAGCGGTCAAAGTAATGTCGCCAACTTCAGATGGAGCACACAGAACGGTAGGACGGAGCTTGCCGCCTTCGTAAATCTTTTCAACAGATGCAGTGATTTCTCCACCAGAAACCTGAGCAAATTTAAAATTTGTCCACAGTGGGTGAATGGCTGACGATACTGGCACAATCGATGCAAGTACTTGGCGCTGAGATACTTTTGACATGTTTATATCCTTCTTTAGACGACACTAGCGGTCAGGTTAGACTTGATGATGTCGACTTCAATTTTGTCACCGACACCGCTGGTGCGGACACCAACTTTTGCCTTTACAGTACCGCCTGCTAGTTGGCTGACTGGGTTTAGGTAGGAATCGCAACGGACCGTATAGCCGTTGTCAATTTTCTTACCATTGGCATCAAATGCTTGGAAGAGAGCACCCTGCTCGCGCATAGGAGCAAGGATTGCTATCAATCTTGATGTGATTGCAGAGAAGATAGTGTCACGGCCGTCTATTACGCCAAAGATAAGGTCTTCGAGGGACCTTTGTGATTCAACAACGATGTGGTTGATGATTTCCTGGGTTGTAATGTGGCGGAAGTTTTCCGTATCGATAGAAAGCGAACGAGCACCATAAACTCTGACAGAGTTTTGAATGATTCTGATTGCATTCACGTTTTCCGAATCGAGCTCGTCACCAACAGTCTTGTTGATGTCTAATGCTACTCCAGAAACAAATCGTGCGCTAGAAATCGAACCAGCTGCTGGAACGTGTGCTCCACCTTGATTGTGAGCAAGAGCGCGCTTTGCGGCAACATATCCATCTGGTGGAATTCTTCTTGTCAGTCCGGTAGTTGATGTTGGAACACTAACCCATGGGAAATAAATGGCTGCATGCTCAAGGTCTTCAAGAAGCTTGAGGTCATCGCTCTTGTCGATTGCAAACTCAGCAGTGTCTGCGACACCACAATGCAAGATTGCAATTCTATTGTTTGCATTTGCATGAGCAATAAGCGCAGCAGAAATGTCAAAATCTGCCTTTAATGTTCCGTCGTAGTCCGTTGCTGGACCTCCTCCGACAGTAACACGAGTAGCCGTTTCTCCGTCTGGTATTGAAACGGCACCGGCACCGAGAGAATCGTTAAACACGTCAAGGCCAGAAGCCAAAACAGCGTCATCAACGCCTGCAAGGTCTTCCCCGCCTGTTGAAAGCGCCGTTGCTGCAAGTACTGCTGGAAGTTGACTAACTCCTGCAACTCCTACGTCGGCACCCAATTCGGCAACCACATAGCGGGAAGCGATGGGGCTCAAGTTGATGCGACCAACGGCTTGAGCCACTGTTGAAACAACTCCCGTGTTGTACACAGGCTCGCCGTCGTAAGAAATGATTACTGCAAACGTTGATACTGTTGGATTGGTTACCGTTGCTGTAATGTCGGCACTCCATGCACCAGGGCCGTTTGCGTCAAGAACGAGAAGTTCATCTTCATCTTCGTTTTCAAGAACAAGTGTTCCTGTTGTGGCTGCTGCGCCAGCAACTCTGGATACATACGCTTGTGTGCCACCCTCTTCAAAAAACGTCTCTACCGTTGAGTGGAGGTACGAATGGGCAATAAAGCCTCCGAATACATTTTCAAATTCTGCAAGACTTTGAACAAGAACCGCTTCACCTACGGGTCCGCGCTCTGCTAATCCGACAACAAAAAGCTGCGAAGATTCGCGCACTGTTGCGGAAGATGGGCCTGTTCTGACTGCTGTGGAGATAACTACGCCTGGCATAAGACCTTCCTAATGGTTCGTGTTGGGAGCAATGCTGCCAACGGTTTATATTGTACAGATGATTTCGTGTTGGTTATTGCAACTGTTGCAAAAGAATGCTGTACAAATAGAATACGACATAACTGGTTATAAAACAGGAAGTGGCGCGGACAAGGCTCCGCTTCCATCTATTTCCAAATCAATGCTTGACACTGTGCCGATTGGTTTACGAGAAACAACCTCGTCTATCTCCATAGTGTAGGAAATATATGCTCCAGCCATAATTCTGTCGCCTTTAAGTAGTGTTAAATCAGAAAACTCTTCACGAATTGAACCTTCGTCAATCATTGCCCTAAAAGATGTTCTTTCGTCATAAGCCTTGAGGCACGGATAGTCAAGAAGAGCCGACCTAAGAACAGTTGTGAGCCTGTCTCGCATAATGGTGCACTCTTCGGAACCTTCTGTCCTGACCCAAACATAAGTGCGCATTGAGTAAGAAACCCTATAAAGAGGGTCTGGGCCATCAAAACCAATACGGTTAAAAGAACTAGAAGACATAACCACAGTAATAACAAGGGGCCATGTATCGATAGCAAACGGTTCGTATATTGTAAAACCTTCAGGAGTGGGAAGAGTTATGTCGTCTACGTTCCATCCGTTGCGGTAATCAATAATTCTTACAGGAATATCTTCTGAAAGGTAATTATTTACATATTGCTTGGCGAACTGGGCACCATGCATGAGTGGATATCCTGGAACTGTTGGCATTATGCCGTTAACCCTTCATTGCCTTCGACAATGTAGTTTGCTAGCTTTTCTGCAAACTCATCGACAAAGGATTGTGGGATAAAAAGAATTTGACGTTTTGGCATGTTTGTTGTTCCGTTCTGGTGAAACGGTGCATAGCTTAATCCGGTTCCAA